TAGTTTGTTTCTTTATATTTTGTCTTTGTTGAGAATTTATCTTTAAATCCACCAACACCTTCTTTTTTCTTAATTCCCGCCATTGTCAATTTTTTTAATATTTGGTAATTTATTTATTTTGTTTGGTCTATAAAACATGATATCTTCCTCGTATAAAGTCCCAATTTCTTCTTCATGAAAAGTTATCAATTTAAGACCTAATTCACCATCCTCACTCTCTTCCTTTAACATACCAAATAAAATAGTATCACCAATCTGTTTAGCTTTGCCCGAAAAATATTCTTTATTTGATAACTGACTTAATATTTCATAAGATACCATTTTATTATCTCTTAATTGCAATTCAATCTCTTCTTTAAATGTCATAATAATGTAATAAAAAAGGGTGGAGTTAATACTCCACCCAATATAATTTAGAATGGTAATTCTGTGTCAATTTCAGCATCTTCCTGTGGGTCAACCACTTTTGCAGGTAATGATTTCTTACTTCCACCAAAAGTATCCGAAGAAACAGTTGAGTCACCATAAACATATCCACCTTTTTCAGTGTCCCATTTTGGAGTTTCTCCACGAGCAATAGCTTCAAGATATTCAACAGGTTTTTTAGAATATACATCCAACCAAGTTAATTCGTCATTAACCCATGCTTTTGATTGGTCATCTTCAACATGAAGAGGTGTTGGGTCATCATGCATAATAGTTGATACCGCAGTATACTCTTTACCATTTGGAGCTTTTGATTTGTTTAACTCAATGATAAGGTCACGTCCTTTTTCAGCGTCAGTAATATCACCTTTGTTTCTCCAAATTGGAATAATTTTATCCAAGATACCATCATTCTTATAGTTGTGTTTAAATCTCCAAAACTTTGGACCATCTTCTTCGTGGTCTCTATCAATAACCTTAACAATATAGAACTTACGAGACTTATATTGTTTTGCCAATTCTTTATCAGAATCCTTACCCGTAGATATCAACTCTTCATAAACCTCATTCAAAGGTGAACGTTCGTTGTCATTTTTTGCTGGGTCATAAAACTTTTGCCATTGTCCACCTACTTGGATTTCGTGGTACCATGCTTCTTTAAATGGTGAAGAACCATCTGTTGTTGGAAGAATTCTTACTCTTCTTTGTCCTGATTTCTCTTTATCACTAAGGATTAAAGCGAAATACTTTTTCATTCTTTCGTCTTGCGACATTTTGAACTGCGGGCCTGCCCCTTGTTGTTTTGTTTTTTCATACTGTGCCAATACGGCGTCTAATACATTACTCATATTTATATGTTTTTTTGTTCTATAAATATAAGTGAATATATCCCTTATGTCAAATAAAAAAAGTCATCTTCCGATGACTTTTACTACTTTATTTTTTTTACATTAAATCGTCTTCCGTTGGTTGGAAGGATTTTTTAATATCATTTTGATTAATATCTGAAACTTGATCTGAAGTTAAAACATAATCATGTTTTCCCGTTTTTTCCATCTCTTCTTGCTTATCAGTAAAAAAATCTGATAACTTTTGATTAAACGGATATGAATCGTAAGTTCTTAACTCTAATTTTTCTTGTGGAGTTTTTTCTCTGTATTTTTCAATCTTAGCTTCAAGTGTATTAAGTTTAGACATAATTTGATCCATCTCACCTAATCTTGATTCTAATTTATTTAATTGTCCAAATAGGTTTTCAAAATACTCATCTTGTTTTGATTGAATACTTTTTTGAGAATCAACTAACTCTGTAATATCTAATTCACCTGATTCATCACTATCATCTTTCTTTTCTTCAGATTCACCATCATCGTCAATCCTTTCAACATCAGGGTCATTTGCAACATCAATAGTTTGAGGAGTTGCAGGTGCAGGTGGCGCGGGTGGCGCTGCAGCTGCTGCGTCAGGTGCCGGTGGTGCCATCGCGCCTAAATCAGCTCCTGGATCAGGTGGAGGGGGTGGTGCGGCATCTAAGGCTTGTTCCATTATGTACTTATCTATACTTCTATATCTTTGTATTTCTTTAATAATTTTTTTATCTAAGCTCATGTTTTTATCCGTTTAAAAGTTGTTTTATTCCTTTTGATGTTTCAACTCTAACTTTTCTGTTAGCCGTTGTTTGATGTCCCGCTCTTTCAATTAGTCCATCCCTTTCTCTTACTGTATAACAGTCTCCAGTATCCAAGTCACAAACTTGTTTACTTCCATCACCGTTATCTTCCTCAGAATATCTTACTGATTTTCCAAGATAATTGTTTAATGCTGTTTTTATGTCCATAAAAGTCTTTTATATAAATATACTAATTCACAGTTAAATTAACTTTTGAACATTTTGAACTGGTATGTTGAATTTAATTGTTGTTTATTTTGGTTAGCAGGTACTGTAATTAAAGATATATTTCCATATATCTTCTTTGTTTTTTTCAACTGTTCAGATGTAATACCACTATTACTTATTATCGTATCAATATCTGAAGAATTAATATAAAAAGACTGAAAGTCTGCTGAAACATATCCAATACCAACTGAACTAATTTCTTTTATTACTTCATCTTTAGTTGTATTATTACTAGTATCTATAACACCAATAAGTTGAAGTTTAATTATTACTTTTTCATTTATTTTCCACACTCCAACTGTTGGAGCAGTATCAACCGTTATTGTCATATTTTCAAATGATCCATATCCATTAAGATATGTACTTGTCACTATTTTATCTAATAATACCTTTGGTCCTATTGGATTTCTTGTAGAACTTTCAACTTTGGCAATCTCTGTTAGTGTTGCCGTACTTACGCCCTTTGTATTCCATGATGCTACAGGAGCATCTGTTTTTGTTGTTGCTGAATTATAAATAAACTTATCAGTACTTGTTGCGTCACCATTTTGACTCTTAATCAAAATTACATCAGTTCCTGGTACTGGAGTTTGAGGTACTGTTACCGTAAGTTGAGTTCCATCTGCAGATTTAATAATTCCACTAATCACTTCTTTTCCACTAATTGTAATTGAAGTTGTTGATTCAAGATATTTTCCTTTGATAGTTAAAATAGTATTAGCACCACCAAAAGTCGGTGTAAATGAAGTAATTATCGGTGAGAAACAAATAACGGTTCCTTTTGTTACATATGAGTATGATACAATGTTTGAATCATTATGACCACCTGTATTACAATTTTGAATTAATTTAAAATACCAAGTTTTTGTTGCACCACTAGTATCAACTTGTCTACCTGTATTACATCCACCAGTATCATAAACCCAATTAATTTTATCTCTAGAATACGCTAAAACTAATGAAAGACAATTTGTTGGTGTTCCATAATTGTAAGTAAATAAAGAACCTGAAACTAAAGTAACTCCACTAAGTACGGGTACAGTACATGTTGAAGTAATAGTTGTTGCAGAAACAGCCGGGTCACCATTATAAACTCCATCCAATCCAGGTAATCCTAAAGTAAGTCTGGCTGAATCAATTGCCTCTTTAAAAGTAGCAATTACTTTTTTAAACTCAGTATCTTTATTTTTTTCATAATATTCAGGAGTTAAATTTGTTATTGGCCAATAACATACATAATATTTTGCTAATCCAAGTTCTTGTATTCTTGATATATTTGATGATAATTTAGATATCATAAAATCAATAAACTTATCAACAGTACTAAAGTTTGCAATAGGTAATATGTTTGGGGTATTTGATTTTCCAGCTTGGGCATCTAAACACGAATATGTTTTATTAAAATAAATATTATTGTTGAAGTAATCTAAATCTAAAGTTACCGTTGCAAAATTATTATTATATCCCGCAAATAAAGGTTTATTTTGATACCCTTGAAAACTTCTGACATAACAAATACAATAAATAATTGTTTGAAGAACCCCATTTGGTGTTTTATTAATTATTGCATTCCTAAGTAATTCAGGTGAAAGTGATGTCAAAGTTGTTTTTATATCAGTCCACCCTTGAGTATCATAAATTGGATTAAGTTTTTTTCTACAAGAATTTTCAGCTTGTTTAGTACCTTTTGCTTCTTGAATTATTTTTGCGGCTTTTAATACATCTGTTGTTACCCCATTTGCTGGTGGCTCATCTTTTTTATTAAGAACCGCTTGTTCAATTTTAGTTAGAAGATTTTTATTAAGACTTTGTAAGAAATTATCAATTGCTGGTAAATCAAACATACCTTGTCTTACACCTGTAATTGTTGTTTCAAAATTACCAGCAGTAATGTTATGTGAAATATCAGTAATCATATAAGGTCCATTAAACATTGGTACGTGCTGTAAATTAAAATACATTGTTGGTTGTAATAAGGCATTCCCAAGACATTGTATTGTACAAGTATAACTTCTGTTTTTATATAAATTATAAAGACTTACATTTTGAGTTGCAACATTTTTACCATTTGCTTGGTTAATTATATTTAATTGTGTATTTATTGTTTCAGAAGTAGCTTTTCCAGCTTCTTGTGATACTTGAAACGAATAGAACACATTTTGATTTCTAATACCAATATCTACATTAAATCCAACACATCTATTCGATAAAGAATAATCTTTTTTATTTGCGGGATCTTCAATTAAAGGATTTTCAGATGCCCTTCTCATTTCAAAACTATCATCTCTATATCTAGAATTTCCCTTAGGTAATTGTAAATACTCAGAAGGTTTTCCTGCATAAAAACATATCATTTTTGGACCTGAATTTCTATAGTCAACATTTAAAAATGTCCCCCACATACTATTGGCAAATTCAAGAGACCCTTCTGATTTTTGTGTATTAATACCTGAAACATCTTGAACATTATAAAAGTTAACGTAAGCTGGAAGTGGCATAACAACAAAGTTATTCTTAATAAGAATTCCACTTATCAAAGTGAATACACTCATTCTTTCATTATAGGCGTTTGTATTAAGAACATTTTTTAAATCAAAAATATCTATTATTATAGTATCACCAATATTTCTTGATGCTCTATCTAAGAACATCATATCCTCAAATAATGTTTTTGTTTTATAATCTCCACCAGCTATCCATTTATCATTAAGACCTTTAAACACTTCATAATTTTCCACTTTAGATTGTTGTCCATCTATTACTGATTGTATTGTTCTTTCAGGTAATTGTGAATATGGTTTAAGATTAGCTCTTAAACACTCCATAGTTTTATCTAAAATAACATTTTGTAGATTTGTACCATCTGAAATAAAATTACTTATTTGTGTTTTGAAGTTTGTTGTTGTTATTGATGGATTCAATAATTTTCTTGTCGCATAAATTTTAATTAATTGACTATATAACGTAATATTTGGAACAGAGAATTCAATATTATTATCAACAAAGAAATCTGTTATATATGAACCTTGGTCTGTATACTCTAAATTAAGTATTGTTGAAAATCCAACTTCTGTTTGTAGTGTTGACCATTGTGACGGATATTTTGTTTTACTTTGTGATAAAGTTGTTTGACCTTTTAATGTAGGTAAACTTCCTGGTACATATGGCTCATTTTTAATTGGGTCTGTTGCTGTTCCAACGAATGAACCAAATATTCTTCTATTATAATTTCCAGGATTACCATTTCTTAAAATAACATCATACTCCATAAAGTTTTTAATGTTTGAAGAAAAAACTTGTAATTGAGAATTAATTGTATCTAAAAAATATTGATTGGTATCTGTACCTGTCATTGCTGGAACTGTCATTGCAATCCTCATAAAAGATTGAAAGTTCTTAAAATTCGCATTGATATCAAAAGGACTTTCCCCTAATCCAACAACATCTTTAACAGCTATTAATGTATTAATCGGCCTACAAAAATTTAAAAATTCTTTTTCAAATTGATTTAATACAGACTTATCGAACACTGAAAATATTTCTTCAATTTTAGAATAAGTATTTGTAGATAAAAAACTAACTGGTGATTGATTTAAAGATGTTGGGTTAATATAAGTTAAATAAGAATCTGGATTTGGTTTTACTCTTGTATTAGTATCAAAATATCCATAGTTAGGTGCCGACCATAATAATCTAACACTACCATTATACATTGATTGATTATAAGTTAAATCAACGATCGTATTATTATTATTGATACATTGTTTCTGCGTTTGATTAATAATATTACCAAATGATGGTATTACATAATATTCAGTTCCTTTGGTATTATCTGCCGGAACACATTCTGATTGACTATTACTTGATGTAGTCATTAAATGTGGTATCACCACACTAAATGGTTCAACGGTTAAAGGTTTTGTATTTTGTTTTTTACCTGTAATTTGTCCATTAGATAGTGAAGTTATTTTCATTCCTTTAACCATACTATCTTGTATTTCTACATTAGAATATGTTTGATAAAGATCATAACCATTATAGAATACATTAAAATCATTAATAACTTTTGGATAAAATCCATTCTGTATTTTAACTTCATCAGTAGTTTCCTTTTGTAAAATAATATTTGTTGTTCCTGTAAGACCATTAATATTAGTATCATAACTATATTCATGACTAATATTATTTGTTATTGGATCATAATTTGTAACATAATCAAAATCTTTCCAACACGTATCCAATATATCAACATTAGTTTCAATATATTTTTTATACCTATGCCAAATAGAACCCATTTTAAGAACCCACGCATATGGCACTTTATGAACAGCTCCAAACTTTTTAAATACTGAAGCAATATAATCTAAATCAGTTGTGACACCATTTGAATATGTTTTATATCTTTCTCTTAAGGTATCTAACGGTAATGAATTAATAAACAAATATGCTGCTTGAATATATGGATATGGGTCTGAAGTTCTTGAATTATAAACACCGTTTTGAATTGCATTAATAAAATATGGCGTATTCAACATTGATGTTGTTGTTTGTGCTGGGAATGGTGTAACTGGTGATGGAAAATAACAATACCCTTCTGTTGGAATAAATTTTTGTGGTTCTCTTCCATTATAAAATATATTTAAATCCCCACTAACAACTGTAGTAGATGGGTTGGTAACATTTAAATATGAAAAATTTGTAACAGGTCTATTGGTTGTATAATCGGTAAGTGTGTCAAAATTGGCAATTACATTGTTTTGAGAAAATATCTTATATGTTTTATTAGTATTATAGACAAGATCATTAGTATTTTGTGATGAACTTTCCATATGAGTAAAACACCACTTTGGATCAGTAAACGGATATGTGTCCAATACTATTGGAGTATTATAATCTGTCTTTATTATTTTCTGTAAGGCATCTTTCTTTTCTGCAGATTCAGGAATTTTACCCGTCTCATTTAATTTTAAAATAGAAAAAGGAGAATCGGTCAACGCTTTAATATATGGTGTGATATAAAAATCTCTAATAAAATCTTGATACGATCTACCTGTTCCTTGATTTGAAATCGTTTCAAGCGTACTCGCATAATTATTAGCATTTAATGCTAAATTTTTTAATTTAAGATTTAAAAATGGTGAACTACCTCCTAAACTTTTTACAAGATTATTTGTTTCAGCAGACATTGAATAATCTGATAATCCTTCAATTCCATCATTATTACCAACTAACCTAACATATCCTGAATAAAAAGATGTTAAATATTGTCTTTCCCAAATTTCATAAAAGAATTTTATTTCTTCTTTATTAACATAGGCAATACCAATATTTGGATATTCAATAGCATTAACATTTGTTATTATTGTTTTTGATTCTGCATCTAATGATGGCTGACTTAAAGGTGCTTGGAATTTTTGAGTTAACCCCTTCATATATTCTTCAACAAATTCAACCTCAGGCCATTTATCATATAAGAAACCTTTTGTACGATCAACAACTGATGGATCTGCAATATATTTTAACTGAAACCTTCCCTTTTTATCTTCAGGAGTTTCAACAAAAAATTGTGGCCAAGGATAAACAGGTATTTGTGATGTTGATAACCCTTGATTAGATTGTTGTGCACTAATAGAAATTGAAACTTTATCTAATGTGTCTGATCCAGGAGCTGATGATGGATTATCTAATATTGCATTTTTTCTAATAGGGTCGTATTTGACATTCCAAGAATTTGTATGAACATCATCAAGAAGTCTTATAAACGCTTCCGTTGATGCCATTATTACCGCAATGATGTTTCTTACAGTTGGTTTGAACCCTAATCCAGTTGCTTTATCTTCAATCTTTCTGGCTAAATCTGCAGACAAAATACCCTCAACTTCAGCAAGTTTTGCTGTCGCTTGAGTTTCCATATTTGCAATATTTTTATCAAACAACTTATCACCCTCAAATATTATAAATTCTGGAAAAACTACGTCTTTTGGTAATTTAGTATTTTCATCAACCACAACTTTAGGAACTAATTGTTTAACAATACTTGTAGTTAATGTCGTAATTTCTTCCTGTGTGGGAGATACTGCTCCTGTTTGATATCTAATTGTTTCCAACCATTTTATCTCCGAATAATTTACAATTTTAAAAAAGTCATCATATTTTATTGGATTTTCAATTGGAGATGTTCCTGTTGCTCCCAAAGTTGGATTTTCAGCTAAAGCTATATTATATCTTGCAACTAAATCAGATAATTTAGATAGGGCATCTTGTTTTGCCGCCTCATCTAAATTTGCTTTAAAGGAATACACAAATTGTCCTCCATTTAATATTATAGGTTTAGTATTACAATAGGTATTAAACCAAGAAGTATCAGAACCTCTAACATTTGCAAAATAGTCTGTAAGTTTTTGTTTGTAAGTCCTAATATTTGTTAATGGCTCAACATTAGATTTTTTATATGAATTGACAATAGCTTGTTCAAAGTTTTCAAGTTTGTTCATTAATTGTTGGACAGTTAATTCTGGAAAATCAGGGTCAACTAAACCTTTGGCCTTATATTCACTATAAATCTCAACCACTTTTTGATATCCTCGTTCACTTACAATTTCAGTTGTAACATTGTTTGTACTATTGGTTGTAGGTGATTGAGTAGTTTGAAATCTTTGAGAATACATATGCGGTGCAGCAAGAAGATGCCCAAAAGAAATTTCATTTAATATATTAAATTTGTATCCTTTAAATTCCAAATCAATAATGTAATTACCACTAAAACTATTAAATGAAGCATTAAATTTTTCCAAATTTAATTGGTATCTAATTGCTTGTCCGTAATAACCTTTTAGTGTTAAATAAAATGGACAATAGGGCAAATTAAAAAATGCGGAATAGGGTGAATTATTACCTAATTGGAATAAAGCTCTACCTTGGACATCCTCTAATCTGATAGAAACACTTGGAATAAATGATGTACTAGTTTTAATACTAATTGATGTAATTCCAAGTAAACCTGTATCAATAACGTTTGTTTCATCCGCAACAGTATTTATTATATAGGGTTTTTCTCCGTTTCCAGGATTAATCGGTACTTGTTTTGGTTGGTTAACTGCTTGATATTTGGTAGAATTTTCTCCTGTTAAATCATCATAATAACCTGTACCCAAATAACTATTTTTTGTTGGTTTTAAAAAATTAATTTTAGCAACAGATATAGTTCTTATTCTATCTTCAGGACTTCCTCCAACTGCCAATTTTGTTCTTGGTATAACTTCAGCTTCAAGATTTACAAACATTACCAAGTTTTCATGGTCAACAATTCTTTCTCTGATATTACCAAACGAATCTATTGTCTTATTTGGATCAACCACAATAAGATTTTGATAATCAAAATCAACCAATATATTTCCGCTGTTGTCAGCTTGTAAGTTACCTGCCATAATAATAAAAATGATTTTCTAACGCCGCTTTATAATCCTGTAAGGAAGCTATGAGCGGAAATGGAATAATCAATACTGCACCGTCATAAATATTATTTTCTAATCCACCAAATTGTGGATTGGATTGTAATATTAACCAACTAAAGTAAGGTGAACTATAAAATTCTTGAGAAACTTTGTCTAATCTACTTTGAGCCACTTTATAGATATAAGTTTGATCGGTAGGTTTTTGATTTAAATTTACAAATGGTACCACAGTTTGTTCACCATTGATAATAAATTCATCATAACGATTATAATATTGATATGCCATTAATTAAGTTTTAATTTTGAAACATATGATAATGGTTTATCGTCATTATTCCACGTTTTTTTGTCTGAGTTAGCCAACACTCTTCCTAATCCTGTTATTACTTGAGTCTGGCTTGCGGTTGGTGAAGTTGATTTTTCAAATGTGAATAATCTTTTCTTTGTTGGGAACGGTGTATATATTATGAAGTTTTTCAATTTTCCTTTTTCTAAGTTTTCAAGGAATGCAGTTGTCACAGTATTTTCTTTATCAAATTGTGGTTTGGCAATACCAATCCAATAAGCATCAAATTGTGTTGCAACGTCTTGACTTCCATTATCAAGGATATCCTTATTCTTAATTATATTATTAATCATTGCTTCTTTAAAGGTTTGATATCTTTTATCATCTAATATTTCTGGAGATAAAATCATATACATTCTTCTAAACGCATAATTTTGAGGTGTTCCGACACCACTTGGGTTTTTATCACTATTATTCACAATTTGTCCAAAATCACCTTCAGTAAATGGTATAAACACAACTGGTTTCAAATACTTCTCATAAGTTGTTTTTTCTGTATCGGTACCATATAAACCAACACCTTTATATGGTTTTGAGTTATAGTCGAATGTACTAGCGGTAATTAATAATCCATAGTATTCACTAATGTTGTATCCAATTTTTTTAATATCATTTTGAATCTCAGTGAATGTATCAGCCGCTTCTGTTTTGTTATAAACATCTGTTGTTCCACTAATATCGTAAATTACAACATTACCATTCTTTTCTTGGAAACCATCCGTACCAGTTTTAGAAAGCACCGTTTTTTCTAAAGGTATTACATTTGCTCTTGTAAGATACTGAATAAATGTTTGTTGTTGATTAACCAATTCTTGACTTAACTGAGTTACAGCACTTTGATATGTACTTGTTTTATTAGTAACAAAGTTTTTTAAATTCATTGTTAACTGCCTAATTACCTTTTCACTAAATCCTTTATTACTTGACATAAAGTTTATAAATCTATCCTGAGTGTTAGAGGTAGTGCTTTCAATATTCACAATATAATCAGCAAAAACATTATTAACAACTTGTTGGACATTATTAGGTTTTCCTATCAGATATACTTCTTTGCCCGCGGTTGTATCTACCAAGAATGTTCCTTTAGTATAATTTCTATCACAAGTTAAATTCTGCAACATTGCGTTGTTATATTGTTTAACACATTCTTTACTCTTATTAACATAGTTTTGGAAATAAGTTTGAGTTTGTGCAACAAGATTATTCATATATTTTTGATAACTTGTTGTTCCTGTTGTACCTGAAGTTGACAGTATATCACCAATAGTTGACTCATTAGTTTGCGGGTTGTTGTCTTGTGTTTGATTAAGTGTTGGTGCAGGTATTTTACTAGAATTTATAAAATCTTTATCAATCACTTTATAACTTAAATCTGTAACATCTGCCCTATCATCATACATTTCAGTATTGGCATAATAATTAAATGTTAATGCGTTCTGTAATTTATCCACAGATTCTTTTAATCCACTGCCTCCAACAAAATTAAATGATAATGTGACATTTGCAATCATTGGTTGAATACCAATACCTTCAGGATTAATATCTAAATCTTCATATGTAAGTCCTAATGATGTTGGAATAATTTTTGTATTATAAAAATCTCCAACTCTTAAAACTAATACGGGAGGTGCTCCAAATGCAGTATTAATAGCATTATTATATTGAAGTTCATTTGTTTGTCCAACTGTTTTGATTGTAGGTATTGTGTCACCAGGTCTCATACATTGTTGTAAAAATGTTAATCTAGTATTTAATCCTTCGGGTGTCATTGAGTGGAAACCTGGTTGGAAAAACTTTAATTTTTCTTTTAAATTATCATACACCATTGGAGAATCTTCTTTAATTGCTTCAAAGTAATTACATTCAGAAAGTAATGACCTTAATACTCTTTTAGTTATATTATCTCTTTCTACATATTTTTGTTCAATTTGTTGAACTGTTGTTGTTACAGGTGTGACCGTTCCAACTAAAACATTGGATAATTCTGGATTTGGTTTTAGTTGTGTTATTGATTCAGATTTTTGTGGTGGAGGTTGTGTTAGTTTTGATGTGTCTACATTAATGTAGGCCCTTCTACAAGCCATTGCTGTCGTAGAATAAATCTTATTTGTTTGTGACAGAGTATCACCACCTTTAGCATTTGGATCACCATCTGTACAACTTACAGGAGCACCACTTGTAAAATCTTTCTTTTGTTCGTCATATTGCTGTACACTTGCATTTTCACCAGAAGCGGTACCTTTTACAAGAAATAATCTTCTTGGTGAACTATTAAAATATGTTGCGGTATTTGTATTTGTTGTAAAAAATTGTATTGCTGCGTTAATTCTTCTATTAGATAATTCAATATTATAAGACACACTAGCAGGAGCAGAACAACTGGAATCAACTCTTATTGTTATAGTCCCCTCATTGTTTTTTAACGCATTTCCAATTTCCTCACATAGTTTTTGGATTTGTTTGTAATTGGGGTCAACTACTGAATCAAAAAATGATTTTGTTACCGCCGCTGTGCTTTTCTTTGTATATTCACCGCTTAAAACGTTGGTACTATATGCAGCATATTCTGAAGCAAAATTCGCAACATTATCCCCTTTTTTAGGTATATCATTATCAAAGTAGAACCCAATGTTTTTAGAGTTTAGGAATTGAATGGGTTCGCTAGTTTGTTTAACTAATTCTCCTTGTCCTCCGGTATTACCTGGCTGAATTTTTTGAACCGCATATGTTAATTGTTCCTTTGTCATCTCCTTGGATGATATCATTTGTTGAAGTTCATACAAGTCATTAGGATTAATGGTAACATATTTTTTTGCTAATTCATATAAATCATATGTTCTACATCCGGCAAAAAATGAATCAATGATACTATCAATTCTCGGTCTATTTGTTTCATTTTTTAAAACTTTATCAACAAGAACATTCAATACAGAAGGATGGTCCACAACTATTTTCCAAGTAAGACTACCCGTTCTACTTGTATTATTGTAAGTATAAATTGGTTCAGGTCTTCCAATAAAATCAGTATTTTTCCAGTTAGCACTAACTGATTCTGTAAATGTTAATCCATATGGAGGAAACCACATTACTCTACCACCGTTAGGACCTCTTTCACAAATAGCTAAATCTGAAACAGAAAATCCTGGTGTATTAGATGTTCTCCAAGCAAGATTTTCTAACGAAAACATATATTTTTTAGCATAAGCCGCACTATTTGTTCCGATAAGATTCGTTGAGTCTTGTCCTCCTTCTTGTTTATTTGGATAGATATTTAAGTTCCAAGTTTTATCCATAACAGAATATGCAAACTTTCTACCTTCAGTTGTCATACCATTTCTTTTCTGAAGGTCATTGTATTGTAAATAAGGAACATCTTTGGTGAACACACGACAATACTCAGTACCAACTTCTTGTCCAATTGACCCAACATATGTCAACACTCTAGAACCCTTCGTAATCTCTCTATAACCATCATTAAAGACCTTACTAACTTGGTCTATAGCATTACCAACATGTTGTAATCTTCTTCCTCCTGCGGGTTGGCTATTGATTAATCTTTGTGTATCATCAAGGATTGAACCTTCTCTATATGTTTGATTGGTTGACTCTGTACTATTATATGATGATGGTTTAAAATCAGAATCTTGTCTAATAATCTCGCCACCAATACCAACATACTTACCAGCATTATCTTTATATTTTGGTGACACCCATGTGAATCCACCCTCAATTCCACCACCGTTACCATATGTAGGTCCGTTAGCACCAAGTTTACTTTCTAAATCAGGACCTTCATATAGTGCGGCAAGTTCATTAGGACCATAAACAGGTGATTGAACTTCTTGTCCAAATTGGTTTACTGGTATGTCACCTCCTGGTGAAAATACTCTTGATGGGTCTGATGTTCTTGAACCTACATAGAAATTACTATTATCAGTAGTAGAACCAACTAAAGCACCACCAACTCTATCAAACAAAGTTCTTTGATAATCTGGCTTATATTTGTTGTAGTCAATGTTCCCAAACAATCTGGATTTTTGACCACCACCTGTATTATTTAAGAATAATTGTGAACCTGTTTTATCGCCCCCTAACAATCTACTGAATCCTTTACCTACAGATGTTTTAAGGAATGCTGCGCTTAATTGTTGAATTGTTGTTGGTTGTCCTGAATTGATACTTGCATCAAAATAAGAACCAGGTATTGTTGATGTTGGTATAGTACTACCAGCAAGTCTTAACGCAAAATCGGTTGCCGCTAATATTGGATTTGATGGTGAAGTAATAACATAGTTAGGTTCAATTAAAGGAACTCTACCTGTTACCAAATTCAACACATCAGTTCCACTTCTTACATTAAAAGCATTGGCTCTTCCAATTGTTTGTTGATATATTCCTGTTGCAATTCTTTCCTCAAATCCTTTTCTTAATCTTGATGCTCCTAAACGAGCAAGATATGAGTCAGCGCTTAATGTTCCATTACTACCTTGTGGATCGGGACTTAATAAAATTGAAACAGGTCCGTATGTTGACGGGTTGAAATTTGGATATGGTTGGTTATTATAATATCTTGTACTGCCGTTCGCGTCAATTGTTTCTAATTGTGTAACAAATTCTGCACCATCATATAATTGTTCACCACCATTACCAAAGGCATTAATTTTTCTCCAATTTTTTGATTCAGGTTCTGCTTCACTTAAAATGTTTGCATCTTGAAATCCGTATTCACCTTCGTTGGATTTTGTATTTGTATTCCCAATAGGGTCAGGAGCTTGTTCATATCCTCCTTCATTACCCCATTTGTTCAATGGATATAACTTATTGGCAAACGATGGTTCATCAATTAATTGGTCAGGGCTATCAATTACTGATGTATCTGATTGTATATATTCGTAATTATTTTGTGGCGTAGGTCTATTAGGTGCCTTGGCATAAGGCGTTAAGTTTCTCGTAATGAGCTTCTTTCTAAAAACTTCGGAATTAACTAAATCTAACGGACTACCCATCTAATGTTTTTATTATAAATAGGTTAATTGGTATTTTTCTGATGATAAATTACTTTGTCTTTTCTAATTGTTTGTTTTTTTGTTCAACATAAGTATATATTATTTGTTTAAAATTTTCGGTCTTAAACAGTTGGTCAAGATACTGGGTACTAACACCGTCTGGTGCATCTATTTTAAGAGTAAATGTAACATCATCTTTAGATGATCTGGTTGTTTCGTTTATTGCAGATGTTAATGTTTGATTCGGATTAGATGTTTTGGCTAATGATTCTGTTCCATATAAACTCAGAGCATTTGATTTTGCGTTTGCAGCTTTTGTTGTTGCATCAGTAACTCCTGATTTAGTTTTTTCTGATTTAACACCAGCAAGGTCTTTTACTCCATTCCATGCTGCGTTTGCCAACTTACCAACTTCTCCATCACCAAACCCTAATTTTTTACTATCAATTTCTTTAACAATTTGATTAATTGTACTTTGCATAACCATCTTAAATGATTCACTTGTTTTTCCAAATTTTTCTCCAACTTCCTTAAATACTTCTTCTGGTGTCTTTGTATTTTCACCTAATTGCTTTACAGCAACTCTAATTGCATTTATTGCCTCATCTGCAGGTACTCTGGTAATTTCAGTTTTTGCTCCAGCATTACTTAATGCTCCAACTGGTACAGTAATTGTTCTTCTTATAGACTCCATATTGTCTTTAACAATTGAAGTTGACACTAAACCTCTAACTATAGCATCTTTAATTGCACCGACATCGTTTGCGATAACGTTGCTAGTTTTCATTCCAGCCCTTGCAATATCCTCCATTGATTTTGGAGCCTCTTTTTGTTCCTTAATTAACTTATCAAATTCCTCTTGTGTAACATCACTTAATTTTTTTGTTGCATCTACTCCAGACGCATCTCTAATTTTAACAACATATTCTCCAGACGCATTCATCTCAGACAAATTAGATAAAAATTGTTTATCTGAGTCATCTTTAAATTTAAGTGTTGGGCTAATTTGGGATATTCTTTTATCTGTTTCAGCTGCAGCTAATCCCATCTTAGATAAATTTTCATAACTAACTCCTGTTTCGTCAGACATTGCTTTAAGAGTTAATATCCCTTGAGGATTCATCTTAAATGTTTTTGATTTTTCATCAAAATATGTAAATTGTTGACTTACTTTAGCTAAACTATCTTGTAATGCCCCTGGGTCATTAATTGACGCATTCATTAACGAAAATGGGTCTGCAAGAGCCCCTGCCGATACCCCAAGTCTTTGGAATGCTGAAGCCATATTGACCGCCGCTTCAGGATTCATCATTTTATCTGCAAAATTAAGGGTGGCACTCATATCAACTCTAAGCATTGAAGCTCTTGCTGCCATTTTAGTCATTCCCTGAACTCCACCTTCAAAATTATATTGATTAAGTTTTGCTGAATTCTCAGTTACTTGTTTCATTACAACTTTGGTATTTAAACCCAAGTCGCTTACAGTTGAAACCGATTTTTCTAATTCTCCACCAATAACTCCAAATTGAATCCCAACATCTGTAAAGTCACTAACAATTGATTGAATATCTCCACCTAAAACTTGAGTTGTTGCAAATAATTTAGCCACACTATCACCAGACGCTAATGTTTGTTTTTGAGTTGCGATAGCAATGTTAACCATTGCCTGAGTAGTCGTTTGAAAGTCAGCACCAAGTCTTTTCATTCTTGGTGCGGCTTCACTAACCGCAGTCATCATTTCAC